CGTAAGTTCTTGAGATTGTACAACCCAACTACAGGTAAAGGTGGTGTAGCGTCATTCACCGGAATAGCAAGTAGCACATTCACAGGATGTGTAGGAGATACTGACTTCCAAGAAATAATTAAGGGTGATATATCTTCTTACAAAGTAGTCCCATCTTACTACATACCTGCTGGTTCTACTCGATTCTTTGCAGCACGAAGATTGCGTGACCACGCTGAGGTAAGCGGTAACAGCCCCGATACAGCCCATACTCTATACTTTAGAGGTGCTACAGAAGAAGTACCAAAGACACTCTTTAGAAGAACAAGATTATCACCATTGGCTGCACCTCGTATGGGTCATCACTTCGTAAACCCAACTATGGCAGTGTTACCCGGACATTGGGCACATCCTGCATATCAAGGACTTTACAATAAGCATTTAGCAATAAGGTCTGCAACTCTAAATTCTGAAGAAAAGGCATTAATGAAAGAGCAAGATTTAGACCATATAAAAAATGACATCAGTAGCACACTAACAAACAAATTACACGGATATGATACCCTTCATAGATTTGGTGCATTGAATGCTACCCCAAGTGGACCGAGTGATGTTCACGGCGGGGCATTTACTTTGATGTTTGAAACTAAGATTAAGACCGATGGGTATGGTGTACTTGCGTCTGAAGGTCAAGCAGGTGTAGTAAATGCCGCAGGTGGACATACTGTAGTGCTTGAGGCTGCTGCTAACTACACACTAGACAACCACTTCCCCGACCCTTCAGAAGTTGGCGCATATCAGATTGTTATACAACCTAACGTATTCAAATCTCAAATGTTGGGTTTCCATGCAAACGGTCCTGCTGATGATGTGCCCGATGGAACAGTCAATGAGTTAACAAGTCAACAAGTAGCACTTGTCATAGGTATTAGAGAATCTGATAGCGCAACAGGTGGGCTAGGACTTGTATTGGCTGAAGCAACTATGGCTGATGTAAGAGGATGTGAGATATTCATTAACGAAATTATGATTGACCACGACCCCGACCATATGAGTCAATTTACAAATATACCACCGTTGATGACTTACAATCCATTAGGAGTACAATCTACCGAATCACCGGCGTTTGTAAAGAACTCATTACCATATCAACCACAAATGTTCGTAAAGGCTACACCCGGTTATACTACTAACATACCGTGGTGGAGTATCACACATAGATACGGCCCCGACCATTCTCAAGCAACATCGTTTAGACATCTAAGCCACCATAGATTCGATAACTACTATGAGTTTATACGAGCAGGTGCAGGTAGCATAGGATGTCAAATTACGCTTGCTGGTTACCCAAGTACACACCCCGACATTTATCATGAGATTCTTGAAAATGTAAGTTTGAATCCTGTATGTACTGTAGTATCTGTAGCGGCTACAACTATCACGGTAGACGATGCAAGAGGCTTCCCAATGGTGCCTTACTACGGTAACAAATTAGAGTACACCGATGCAAGCGGAATAAGACGCACTCATGATTACACTGAGCGTAGTGGATATGATTTATCCAATATGAATAAACCAAAGCAATTCACTATCACAACAAATACTAATTTCACGAGTAATTTAACTGCTGGTACAAAATTGCGTTTAACTCGTGCTTATGATTTCAGACCATCGGGTAGTATCTTTACTGATTCTAAATCTAGTATGGTAACAAGAATTTTACCGCAGATGCTACAAGGTAGCAGAGATACTAACAGCCTACACATGGCTGATGCATTCTTATGCCTGTGGCACCCTAATCTTGGTCGCCCACATACTTTCTATTCTGATTCAAGTCGTACATGGTTATCCCCTACACTAGATAGAGCAGTAGACAAGAAACCATTGAACAGTATGCCCGAACACTTTGAAACAATACACTACCATGAGTCTACTTACTACGCAAGTATGGGTCCATTTGGTCTACAAAGAAAGACACCTCGCCCACCTCATAAATACAAGAACAGTAGCAACACAGCAATTACTTTCACGTCTAAACATTCGGGAAGTGTAATGAATGTCAATACCACGACAGGATTGACAGGTACCCCTACCATAATGGTAGATGGTGTGGTTTTCACTGTAGCGAGTTTTACAGCGAGTCCAGCCCGTATAACTGTGAATGAAACAATACCGGATAATCTCACTGCTGGTGTAAACATTCTGCTCAGTGCTGATGGTACAATGATAACCGCTAATGATATGGAAGGCTCGTTAGCATCTGTAGATGGAGGTACGATTCAACAATTCTTCATACAAGGTGGTAGAGCATTAACAGGAGATGCAAACTCTGACAACATGCTAAACCACTTTTGGCCTTGTGGCTCTCGTGGTGGGCCACTTGTCAGTAGACTTGATGGGTATGGGTATGTGTCTACTTCGTGGGACTATCCGAGAGACTACACATTCGATGCACCTGTTTGGGTAGATGACGATGATAACGGGTCTTACACAGTAAGTAGCGGTATTAGTAAAACTAACTACAGTAGTATATCTAATCCAACTCGTGTTAGACCATTTGGTTACAGATTTGGATTGCGACAACCATACAACAAACCACAGTGGTCTACTTATGGTTTAAGGGCACTAAGAGAAACCGCTATCACAGCAACTAATGCATCAGTGAGTTATCAACACGGCCCACTTGTACAAAGAGAAACGCAGACTTGGACATACGCTGGTGGTTCAGCCGGTGCATCTAACCCTGCATATCCTAACACATATGTCGGTATAATGGAAAGACAAACTAACTTTAGTGGTATGTTAGGTGTGGACATTCCCGAAAGACAAGTGCGTTACAGTGACGGTATGAGAGTTACACGACCATTCGGTTGTCCTGTACGCACACTAAGAAACGCATCTACTGTAGTAAGAGAATGGTGGGGCGAAGGAAACGGTAAGGGTATCTACAACATTGACGATGCACTAAGATACTACATTGTAGATTGGTGGGGTAATACTCGTGGTGAAGATGTACGCAGATTCCCTGTTCGTGGGTTTGGTATCAAACCTGCATGGGACAGTGCTGATGTTTACGAGTATGACAGAACTAATGATAGAACTCCTTACCAACGTCTGTACAATGACGGCTCACCAATTGTAAACGGTAAGGGTATCATAGACAATTCGGGAGATGTAAGTGTATCAAGCGGGTTTACTATTCCTAAGTATGGTGGTAGACTAAACAACAATAACAACAACAGTTCTACAACATTAGTTGACGTATTCTTACCAACCAATGCACAGAGAGTTGGTGATAGTGGTAGAGGTTACGGTGTAAGATACCCTACTGCATTCAATGAAGATTTACTAACAGACATAGATGAGCCTATCCATACAACAGGTGTAGTCTTGTCTCACCACACAGCAGAACCTAACATGAATGATGGTTACATTAGAGCAAGAGATGACGTACTACAAAGTGATGAAGTACCCCGTGGTATAAGTGCTAGACTAGATATTGCTGAAGACGGACTATTGAAACCCGATGCTGTAGTAAGCGACAGAATAGAAACAGTCAGTGGTGACTCGCCACACAAAGACGCTATCAGCAGAAGTAGTCCTCGTATTGGATTAGACACAGAAAACATTGAGGGTGTAGATGAGAACATGATAATCATTAACACCGAAGCACACAGTCTCCACACTGACAGAAACGTGGGACAGCGTGTAGTTCTACACGGCGGTATGCAGACAGGTTCTCAGACTCTAGGTGACTATGACCTCACTGCACTAAACTTCGGTGGACAGCCGCAAGGTGGTGTGATTAGACTAAGCCATACGTCAAATTTCAATCCTCTTGGTGGTACATTCCTTGCTGAAACACGCAACTTCGTATCTCCTATTGATGACAGCAATTGGGGTGGGTTTACTGATGCTACATGTGACTACAACAATGACCCTACTATCACTATGGATTCTACTGCAAAGTTAGTTGTAGGCATGACAGTAACCGGTACAGGTATTCCAGCAGGTGCCACTGTATCTTCAATTACTGATGCTACTACATTTGAGTTATCAGCCTCAACTACCGGTGGCTCAGTAACCAATGGTACTCTGAGTTTCGGACCGCCTGTAGGAATGGGAAGCAACCCCTATGCTACCAGCGTATTTACAACTGCCGGTAAGAGAGCCAACATCACTGATAAGAAAATCACATACATGTTGCGCCCTATTCGATTACTAGACAAGCAACACGCTGAGATGTTTAGGTCGAACTCTAACCTACACTCTTCTTCACCACAGTACGGTAGTAACTACTTCGGTGCTACGGCAGGTGGTAAGTATGGATTGTATCTTTACGAAGTAGAAAACGGAAGGGCGACAAGCGGAGGCATATACATGCGAAGCACCAGCCCCGACTCCAACCCACCGTATGCCCCTGCATATCACATGGACATATCAGCAAGTGACACTGTACCAATCAGTAAGGGTCCAAAGATTAAGGGTACAGAGGTTACAACTTTCGATAAGACATTGTTAGACAATGAGGTAACTCGTGTAATAATTAGCGAAAATTCACTACAGCATCATCGTGCCGATGCCCCTCGTAGAAGGTCACACGAAGAAGGAGATGTAAAAGAATTAAGGATGGATTATTCTGTTCAACCTAGATTCTCTCAGTCTCTCCATCAAAAGGGACATAAAGGCGATGTAACCTACAATAGTTCGGACCATAGCGGTGATGCGGCATGATTAGTGTAAAGGTGTATGAGGTAGGCCCAAGAGATGGATTACAGTCGTTAGGATATACTGTAGATACGGAGACAAAGAGACAACTTATCCAATCTCTTTATGATGCAGGTATAGAGACAGTAGAAGAGACATCTTTTGTTCATCCTAAACTTGTACCTAACATGGCAGATGCAGAAAAAGTATTCACCGGCAAAGGTTCAGCACTTGTCCTTAACAAGCGTGGATATGAAAGAGCGAAGGCAGCAGGTGTAGAAAAATTCAACATTGTGCTATCCCCCTGTGAAACTTTCAATATGAAGAATATGAATGCTAGACACGATGAATTAGTATTACGATACAGGACTTTCATGTTGAATGTACCAAAAGAAAATGTAAGAGTGTATATCTCTATGGCTTTTGGTTCACCGTATAGTGGTCTTACATCTGACAATCAAATTATCAAATGCATTCGTGATGCAAAAATGTTTGGTGACACAGTAGTATTTGCTGACACTGTAGGGTGTGCAGATAGATTACAGATTGGAACATGGGCTGACTATGCACACAAAGAAGGCTTGAACGTAGCGTTACATCTACATCATAAGGGAGATGAGAGTAACCCACTATCTATGATAAGAGCAGGTATATTCTCCGGTATTACAGAGTTTGATACCAGCATAGGAGGATTAGGAGGTTGTCCTTTTGTAGAAGACAGTGGTGCTAATTTAGCCACTGAAACCCTTGTCAGACATCTAAAGGCATGGGGAGTGCATTGTGATGTTGATGAAGATAAACTCCAACAGGCACTAAAAATTACTCGTAAAATAAAAAGTGGGGCGACGGCGTGACAGTAATCAAGAATACCGCAACGGGTCGTTACAGCACTGATGCTGATGAAATTATGACCCATGTAAGAAAGCCGGTATTTGTTGATAACGCTGTACACCATGCCCGTTTATCACTACAAAAGAGTAACAAGGCTAAGGTGATTATTGAGAAAAACAATACTCGTACATTGCAGGTTATGCCTCAGAGAGCATATCAACTTTTGGAAGGCGAATCGTATGTTCAACTCACCCATGTAAACAAACCGGGTCACTCTAGTCTTAATGCACCATTCTTTAACGATGATGTAATTTCATCTACCAATACACCTATGCTATTGTATAATACTGAATCGGGTAGCCAGCGATTACTACCTTCTACCATAGATACATCATCTTATGGTGTCAAAGCGAATCTAAGAAACATGAAAGCCAAGACGCTAGACAGCATAGGGTTTACAGGTAATACAGTTAAGTTAGGACAGCCTATAGACGTAGGACTTCGTACTTCTGACTTGGCTGTAAGGTTGGGTGAATCAATAGATAGCGGTGCTACCAGCGTAAATATTTCAAGAGCAAAGAACGTCACAGCATCCTCAGCCCGTAAGCATAGCAAACGCTTCGTAGGTCAAGACTTTAACAACATGAATTTAATGACAGCACTGAGATTCCTTAGTAGACATGATAGTAGAATGGTGCTACTAGATAGGTTTGGTAATCTATTGTATATACCAATTACATTTAGCGAGTCTAACTTTGATGTTGATGGTAACTTTAGAACAGGTGCAAGAACAGAAAACCCTGTAGATAACATACCAAACAGAGTTACTGTACAAGGTCTACCTCTAGCACTTAACGACTTAGTAATAGTAACTGTAGATGATGTGGAAGGGCAAGTAGAAGAAGTAAGAGAAGATTCTGCACCAATAATGGACAGTACAGTAAGAACTACTAACGCAGCACGAAGAGTTGCAAGACAGATGCTAAAGTCACGTTCATTGATTCAAGGGTCTATAACAAGCGAAGGTCACCCCGGTATCATAGGATTAAGACCCGGCATGGTCATAAAATATAGTGGTGAAAATAAAGTTGTTACCGAGGTAAAACACATGCCAATCAGAAACATGAGTGACATATCTTTGCTAAACCTAGATACAGGTATAGAAGGTATTCTACAAGGTATATCTGAAGGTTCTACTGTGGGTGCTAACGAGACTAACCCTGCGACATATGTACAGGTAGTAGAACAAAACTTGGCATTGTTTGGTAAGATAGAATTGCGTATCAGTACAAGTGTTACCTCTCGTGGTGTATTTAATACAGCATACCTTATCGGCGGTGTGAAGGGTACTCAAGATAGAGGTAAGATAGGTAAGGCCGATGGTCTACCTATTGGTGGTAGTAAGACAAGAAGGGGGCGATTATATTCCGGTTAGTGATTACATAAAGAGACTACTGCTTGAGACATTGGCAGATAACATCAACGAAGTCATCTTAGGTTTCGATGGTACACCTGCTACAAGTGATGACGGTTCAGCAGGTCGCCCTGCTATTACTCTAGTACCGTCTGTCACCATAGTAGATGAAACATCACTATTGGTCGAAGTAACACTACCATATACAGAATCCTTTACTGATAAAATAAGAGAGGTGTATGTACAGTTTCGTGACACTGATGAGTTTACACCTGTGGCGAGATACACAATTAGTCCAATTACTAAATCGAATACAAATGAATTACTTATTCAAATAGCAATAGAGGTGGCATAATGACAGGCAATCCGTTATCGGGACATACAAAAGCGAATGAATCTACAATGGCTGGTACAGCCACGTTTACAGATGGACTAACAGATGGTGACCATATTCAAAGTCCCACCCTAACTAATTACTTAGAAGGATTACACGGTAATGGTATATTGTTAGAAGAAGATACAGCCTATGGTGCTACCAATAGAAACGTGCCCGAAGATTTACCGGGTGTGGTAGAACAGAATACTAATTCAGATAGGATTAGAGTAACGGGTGGCACTGCTGTTATTGATGGTGTACCATTCCAATTCGCAGGTGGCCCCGGCTCTCACATTGATATTGATTTAACAACTACAAGTCCTAACAGAAGAGCAACATACTCAGCATTAACATCCGGTCAAGAGGCATTGGTGGTAGTTTATGTATCTACCAAAGACTCTGAAGGCGGGTCGGCTGTAAATAATGTACAGTGGGAGATGGGTACTGCAATTACTACAGCAACTAACGCATACCCTACCACCCCTTCGGCTTTTCTTAATGACCCAAAGGCTGCTACCGGTTTAGCAACTGATAGCACATCTTTCCAATCTGTAGTGCTGGCAGTTCTTAGAGTGGTTTACAGTGCAAGTGCCCCCGGTGATTTGAAAATATCAGTCACAGAAAGTAATGACAAGAGGGTATTCATTAGACCATCTCCTATCTATCTGACATCGGTTACTGATGGTATAGTAGGTGCAACTACTGCTATTGATAGTCATAGTGAAATTGACTCGGCATTAATTACAGGTTCTACAGGTGATTTAGCAGGTAGTCGTTTGGGTGCATTGTGGCAATCATATAATGCCGATGGTGATACGATATTGTATTACTCGTCAAAGGATTCGGGAGGTACAAGACATACCCATGTACTAGGACCGGTAGGATATGTAACTAAGTCACCAAGTGCCACTACGACTTTCACTTTCAATGAGGGACAAGTCTTCGTACTCAATCCTTCAACTGCTATGCAATTCAATCCTAGCGGTACATTCCCGTTAGGACATTTGGTGTATGTAACTAATGAAGCAGCACATGGTACTAACGGAGTAACATTCGATAATGCTGGTATAGGTATTGTATTATTAGGAAAAGAATCGGGGGTATTCGTTTACACCGGTAGTGCGTGGAAGAACGTGATGTTAGCAAGCGGTGCTGTGTCACCTAATGGTCATGGTGCTTCCGGTAACGTACAACTATCAGATGGTGCTGGTGGATTTACAAGTGATAATAATCTTAATTTTGACACAGGCACAGATGCTCTTACCGTAAACGATTTGAAAATATCTAGTAGTTCAAACAATGTAATCATTGAAAATGTAACTTCAAATAAAGACATCATTTTCCAAATAAATGATAATGGTGTTACAACTGAAGTAATGCGTATTGACGGTTCAACTGCAAGAGTAGGTATGGGAACTACTGCTGCAAGCGCAACTCTACATTTAAAATCATCAACATCAAATCAACCCGAAATACGATTAGAAAACACAAATGCCGATACTCAAGAGGCAGTTCTTAGATTTGTGAAAAATACTGCGTCACCTGCTGCCGGTGATGATTTAGGTATAATTAGATTTGAGGGTGAAGATACTAACGGTGATAATAACCTATATGCTTATCTTATGGCTCAAATGGTTGACCCAACAAATGGTCAAGAAGCAGGAGAGTTCTTTTTCCATGTCAAACATCAAGGGCTAACTAACGCAGTAAATGTGTTTGGTATTTCCGGTAGTGCTACAGGTGATGGTGAAATTGTAGTGAATGATGGTGGAAGAAGTGATTTTAACTTCAGAGTAGAAGGAGATACTGAGCAACATTTACTATTTACTGATGCTGCTAATGATAGAGTAGCAATAGGTCATAGTGGCCCTACTGCTATGCTTGATATAGAAACAGGTGGAACTTTTAGAAATACAAGATTGCTTACTGTATCGGTATCAGCAAGCACTACTCTAACGGAATCAGCACACGCTGGAAGGTACAATATATGTGCAGGAAACATAACATTACCTTCAACTTCAACTGCTGGTGAACATTATGCAATTCTAAATACAACAGGCGGTGACATCACCATTGGTCGTAATGGAAATAATATCAATGGCGCAGGTTCAGACTTTACTTTAGGAACTTTCAAAGCAGCAACTTGTATTGCTATTGGTTCTAATAATTGGATGGTAGTTGGTTGATATGTATATTGCTTTAATGGGTTGCGCTCAACAGGGTTCTGCTGCACCTTTAGCAGCCACAATTGATGGTGCATCTTTATCTGATACTGCTGTTGAAGTAGGCCCCGCTACAGGTTCAGTTGTTACTTTCACTACGGCATCGGGGGCACTGAGTGCTACTGTAGTCGCAACGGGAGGAAGTGGTAGTTACACTTACTCTTGGTCGGTATTAGCAAAGACTTTGGATGATTCAGATACAGGTAATAGATTTTCTATTAACAACGGAGGAACAACCACTAATGCAACTTACAATTCACTAACCATTGATGGTGCAAGACCCGCAAGTGCTGGCCTCCCATTCGTAGGTGAATTTTTGATTAGGTGTGCAGTAAATGATGGTTCTTCCACCTTTAACGTAGATTTACCATTTACAATACTTGGAGAATCGGTTTGATTAACTATTATCTGTAAACACAGAGCGTGATTTCTTACGCATCGTTGGGTCTTTCCAATAATGCTCACACACTCTGCAACACATCAGATACACACGTTCGTTACCCTCGTCAAGAAAGCGGCCCGAAAGCCGTCTAGGTACTTGCATCTCACCACACTTAGGACAGGGACGTTTCAGTTTCTCCATGAGTTTACCCATGTTGACACCTACTGTACAGGTCGTCGTGCTACTATGTCATCAATACGCAAGATAGCGTTAGTGACTTCTGCTGCGCTCAGTACAGCCTGTCTAACCAAATCAAGAGGTTCTACTACACCTTCTGCTAATAGGTCTTTGACACCGCCTTCTGTAACATCCGGCCCTACTGTTATCTCTCCTTGCAGGATGCTGTGTCGCATAGCAAGAATAGTATCTAGTGGGTCATGACCTGCATTCTCTGCAATAGTAGCAGGAATAATTTCTAGTGCATCAGCAAACGCCTCAATAGCCATCTGTGCCCTACCACCTATCTGTGCTGCATGTTGACGTAGGTATGTAGCCATACGCACATAGGAGTTGCCTCCACCCACGACATAGTTCTGCCCCTTCATTACAAGAGATACTACACCGAGTGCATCATCAAACCCACGCTCGACTTCTTCAAGTGTATGCGAAGTAGCACCACGCAGTACAAGGGTGGCCTCGTTATGTTCAGCCTCACCATGAACAAATAAATACCAAATATCATTCTTTCTTTCACGAGTAATTAAAACTTCACCGGCGGCCTCAATCTCATCGGGAGACTGAGCAATAGGTAAGTTGCTAACTCTACTCAATGCACGAAGAGTAGATTCGGGAGTGCGTCTAACTGCCATGATATTGTGCTTCTTCAGATGAGAACATACCATATCATTGATACCATCACGCACGAATACAACTCCACCTTTAGGCAGTGCCTTTACGATGTGCTTTGCATTAGCAAGTAAGTCAGCCTTACCTGCACTCTTGTAGGTTTGATATGACTGAGCGTCTACAGACAACTGTATGTTATCTTCACTCTTCTCAGTCTCAAGACCTGTGTTAATCAATAGTAACTTACTATAATTATCATCACCTTCAAGCACATAGTCCTTGTTTACAATGACACCGTTGAATAGATGCGAATCTTCTATTGAACCACCGGGGAATGAAACTACCTTGACGCTTTCAGCATCACCGGCTTTTTCTACTGCTGATACACACAGTTCTGAAACTGCATCCAAAGCATTCTCAAGAGTCTTACCCGTAATCGCTGTCTTAGCAATGCTTACTAAAAGACCCCTAGATTTACTCTGTTTAGCAATCTCTGTTGTTAGGTACTGCGTAGCCATCTGTGCTGCTTCGTGATAACCACGGCATATCACATTCGGGTGCAACCCTTTCTCAAACAACATCTCACTGTTACCAAGCAGTTGACCCGATAGCACTACTGTACTTGTTGTACCATCGTAACATAATGACTCTTGTGTACGAGCCACTTCTGCTATCATCTTACCGCCGGGGTGAGATACATCTAGTTCACGAAGGATGGTAGCACCATCATTTGTTACAATGACATTGCCGTGTCCATCCACCATCATTTTATCCATACCCATAGGACCAAGCGTAGACCTAACTGTTTCTGCTACAGTCTTCGCTGCTCTTATGTTGTGTATTTGCGCCTTATCTTGCTTTACATTTCCTGTCTCTGACATACTACCACTCTACTTCCAAGTCTATTTTTTCACCTGTTTCTAAACTACGAGATGAGATATAACCCTCGCTCTTACCAAACTGATACAAATCGTATGTTAGTTTAGCATCGCTCAGACAATATTTAGCCACCTCGTCATACTTCCCCTCTCTCCACGCTACAGGGGCATCGCTGCTGTTCATTAACTTGCTGTCTGCAAAGGTTTGTTTAACGAGCATTCCGAGTGAAGAATCTACTTTACCAAATGCAAGTGCTGCTTTGTTTACTAACAACTTAGTATCAATTACAGCATCTTCTTTGCCAAGTATATCACCGGCTGTCCAACAATCCAATGCGTCACGCAAAACAGGTAAATCGAATGAGCGAAGATTATGACCTAGAATCTTACCGCCCTTTGCTATATGGTCTGCAAGGTCATCACCAAGTGTACGAGGGTGTAATGCTTTGACTGTATCATCTACACTCAAAGACTTGTTACAATAGATAGTGCCCTTGTCACCATCCCATGTAGCAACCACTGATGGCTCAAACATAGATGTGTTGTGCCATCCTCCTATTTCATGTGAGAAGTTTGCAGTTTCAATATCTAATGCTAGTAAGTCACTCATTCTTTTTCACCCTTCTTTCTTAGGTAAACCCGGCCACCGGACTTCTTCCTATTGAACAAGTTACCACCGAAGTCTTTGAAATGTCTTTCTGCTGTACTCTTAGATACCTTTGACTTAGACATGTAAACTGATTGTACGAGGGACTGTAGTCTCCACCCGTCACCATGATTCTCCAAGTCGTGAGGGGTACACTCACCGTAGGCAACAAGCATTGCGTCGTGAATCTTAGCCTCTTTCTGTTTGTTACCACCGACTTCAACAGAGTCCTCTAACCATGAGATTAGATTTTGAAACATGTCAAACAGTATGTCGTGAGCCAAGTCTACATGCTCTGCATTAACAACCCACTTCTCATCAAGTATAGCCATGTGTACCGAGAAGATACCTAAGTAGTTCTCAACGGCTGGTACGAAAGATGCTACAATCTCAGACATAGATGGACTCATATCTCTGAGCAAATCATAGATGTCATCAGATGCTTGGTACAGTGCAGTTTGGTAATCGGGAGATGGGGTAAACATATCCCACATGTGCTTTTGTACTATTTCCTCTTTCTCTTGATTTGAGGCCTCTTCCCATTGTGTGAATTTTATCTCTTCCATATTCAATAGTCTATCACGAAGTCTCTTGTCTGTAGAGATAAAGTAATCATACAAATCTTCCTTAGTGTATTCTTCTTCAGAAGGCTTTGACATAAACGTACCAAGTCTTCTGTTACTGACATCTTGTCTCTCATCCATGTCCCAATGCCTATAGTAAAGCAGGACACGCTGGAAGATACCTTTTGTTAGAACGTACTCCTTTACCCCCTTTGGTGGATATGTAGTAATCCATAATGATACGAGAGATGGACATTCAATCTTCTTACCCTTCATGTGCTTGACAAGAGTATTGTTTCCACTACCTACAGGGTTACATGCAGTTTGAAGATACAGCACAGTTTCTTGACTGTGCTTGTTAGGGGTGAGAAGAATAGAACCTTCATCGAAATTAATTGCCTTTCTACCTGCAAGTAGACCTTCAACGATTTTTACATCACCTGTAGGTTTGCCGTTCTCATCAAACTCCTGCTCTGTGCTTCCAATCAATCCTGCATCTGTACCGGATGCGAATAACTCAAATGGTATCTCTGCCTTTTCCATGATGTCACTAATGAAGTTCCAAGCAATTGACTTACCTGTTCTTGATGGTTGAATCCAAAACACATGCACTCTCAAGTCAAGGTGAGTGTCCCATGTTGGTAGTCTAACATATGGTAGTGTTGTTTGACCTTGAATGAAAAAGAAAGAGAGAAGTCCCGGTACCTCATTCTTCATTGATGTTCTTGAGAAGTGACTCAAGTATGCATCTAATATTGGAAACTTCTCTAATGCCTTGTATGTTTTTATCGCCATGCCTACCACACCTATTCTCAATATTAGTTTAAATACTCTAGCGTCTAACCTTACGCTCTTGTCTTACAGGTTCCTCGCTTGTAAGAATCTCGATTAACAACTTTCTTCTCACTGTACCAAGCCCCTTGATTTCCTTTAGAGATTCGGGGAAACACATCTCTTCAATGCTACCACACTTCTCTAACATCTTCTGTGCTGTCTCCATCCCAATACCGGGTACAGTAGCAAGCATGTCGGCTCTAAGGTCATTAGAAGCCACCCTGCGAATTGATTGCGCCCCATGCTTACTTGCTGGCTTGTGTAACTTATCATGAAGCCTTACAATGAATGATGCTGCTTCACTGACATTGTTACAATAGAATACTTGGCATTCAAAGTCTGACATCAAACGAGCCAATGTACCAATCAACTCATTTTGTATTCTTGAGTATGATACCTTCTTACCATTCTTCTTAGCCATCGCTACATACTTATCTATAGAACCGTGTACTACGAGGAAGAATCTCTCATAGTTAGCATCCATGTTGTCTAACTGTCGCCATAAGTGACCGCTATGACTTGACTGAAACAAATCGGATATACTCTTGGCTTCTACACAGGCACCACCAAGTAGGTAGTCGCCTACCACTAATGCTTGGCGAGCCACCGTCAGCCCCGCCTTCGCCGCCTTGCGTTCTACTGACTCGCACAGCGTACCTCTTTCATTACTATCAATTATCAACTGCGGTTTCATTTTCTATCACCTGTTTTTTGTGTGTTGAGCAGGTTTTACAACCTAGTCTTGAAATCCAATTCCTACATCTATCACCACGATGTTGACCTTTGCTTCTCTTGGAACGTGGGCCGGTAGAGCCTCGTTTTATTGTTCCTTGACATCTATAGTCATCGGGTGGTACTGATGTTCTACATTTATGACATCTAGCAAAGTGAGTTTCATCTGCATGGTATTGGGGCGAAATAACAACTCTTGTATCACAAAATGTACACTTTACTCTTGGCATCATATCACTCCCGTATTATCGAAATATTTGCACTTTCCAACGCAGAATCCTTCGCTTATTAAAGTTGCACAAGTTGCATGTGAATAGCCTGTCATTACTATACTCCTAACCTGTTCTTCTGTCCTGTCGTAACTGTAGTCAACCCACTCTTGACTCTTGCAAATGTTCACTATACTGTTGATGTGTAACTCCTTCTCTTCATCAGATACACGCCATGCAGGAAAGAAGAAGCGTAGCCTATCAGCAAGATAGGATGCGAAGTGATACCTCGCTCTGTGTGGTGGGTTGCCCCCACCCATTGCTGCTTGAGACAAGCAGGGTAGAATATGAATGTCATCGAATGCTACTGTTGGTAACTCAACAGGCTTCAAATCAAAATTTTGAGAAAACTTATTCTCAATTACTTTCATCTTTGTTTTATTTTCTCCGAGGGCGATGTAACCGGAATGAGGATTCATACCCCTCTCCATCAAGTCATCAAATGATAGATTCAGAACGTCATCGCTTGTTAGTGGTATGCACCAAGTACCACGCTTTGCATTGTACGAATTTGGTATGCGTATCATACCGGATGTATCGAATGCTACTGTAGGGTCATTACAATTGAGTTGACCTATCTCTTTCTCCCAACCACCGATTAGTACCCTACCGGAGTGCTTTATGCGTGACAGTTCACTACCGTTCTTTGGCTCTAGTGTTTCATCTAGTGGAATCCATACATGAAAACCACCGCCACTAAACCAAATAAAATGAAGAGTATTTTTCTTCATCAGAAAGCGGTGTAATCTGCGTACCTCTTCTTGTGGAACTTCAAAGGCTACCTCTGCACCCTTGTTCTTGAAGTCCTTACAATCAAAGTCCATCACGAAGTGATGTATCTTTGGAGTATTGTAATCCACTCTGTGATGTTTAGGTGCTTGAGTTTCATTGTAACCGTATGCTGTGAAATAGACATTACCCGACCCATTCTTACCACGCCAATATCTCTCTAAGTCAGCAGCATCTTTTACCATGCGCCTCCAACCACGCTCACCATTGGAGGCTATCTCTAACACTTCACGAGGGAAGTCTATCGGCACAAATGACATTCAATCACCTGTGCTTTCTAATGTACTCATCTAAGTCTTGTAGTATCATGTTGTATGTCTTCAGAACCCTTTCATCCTTTAACTCACGAGGATGGATAGTGTATATCACATCCTTGTCATGAGTGACATCCGGTACGGGTATCACGTCACCTATTGCTGTTGGCATGAACTCATACAGTGATGTTTGTCGCATCACCTGTCTGATGAACGGTGCCCTTTTTGGTAGGTTACCACCCGTAGATTTTCTCAGCCTAACATTATAGTTAGTGCCTCTTGTCTTCTCATTTATCACATACTCCATTAACAGTATTACTTCTTTCATTGTTCTTCCTCCATTATATCATCTAAAAATTCATCTGTCACTGCCCATTGAGAACAGTGGTCTTTGTAGTCACACCACGAACACTTCAAAGCATTACGCTCAAGTGCTTCCTCCATAGTTTCACCCTCTCTAAACTTCAACATAAAAGGTGAAGGTGGGAAATCCATATTGATATGCGCCCTAACTAATTTTTCTAAAGCATTCTCAACGCTCTTTGAAACTCTACTTCCTTTGCTTACATGCTCGTAGTAGATAGTTGGGCCATCTCCATCAGCCATTCCTCCACCGGGAAACTCCCACCCCCAATGAGTGATGGGTAGAAACTCATGGTGCTTACTATGTTCAAGCATCATACGATAGAACCCCATCTCCTTACGCATCGGGCCAACCTTGCTACGCTTCTTGTACTTGCCCGTCTTCAATTCCATAAGAGCGAAGCCGTCATCATCAGCAAACAATGTATCAATGAATCCACTCATATGAATAGGTACAGGCTCACCATCTATCTCAACTACACGAGTTGCCTGTATGTTAGCCTCCACCCCTACGGGTTCCCAATCCTTTCCTTTAGTAATCTTCAATCTGTGAAACTGCCATTCAACCCACTGAGCAATCTGCTCATCCTCACCATACGCATATGGTTCGGGTGGCTGAGGGATATGGTCATACAATATCTGTTTAGCATCGTCTTCCCTGCCCTGCTCAATGAGAGTCAATGCCTCATCCTTTCTATCGAATGTGGCCCAAAAGTATTCCATCATGTCGTGGACATTCAGCCCTCTTACATGATGTGGTTGTTGCTCGCCACGCAAGTCCTTGAACTTCTCAAGGTAATACTGTTCGGGACACCAACCGAATGTACCAAGACTAGATTTAGTAACTCTCAACTTTTTTGTTTCATCCTCATTTGGATTCCAAGCGTAGGTGCTGATTTTGTATGAGTCATACTCTTCTTGATTGCCTGTCTCTGCAAGGTAATCTTCTATAGTCGGGCGACTATCATCAGCGTTAGGATTGAATCTCATTCTACCATCCCTAATAATTTCTCGACATATACAGCCGCATCCATCAACTCTTCTTGTAGGTGTACAAGCCATTCACGCATGGATAGAATCTCTTCCTCCATAGTCACCCCGTACTTCTCTTTACCTACATCAGACCTAGCCTTAATCTTCTTACACACTGAATCTTCTATTGCGCTCATATCATTCCTCTCCTTTTGCGAGTATTACCACCCAATCCAATTGTCTCCACCACTTCAGCGTTTTCCAATTCGATAGGTAATCTCTTTTGCTCTTTAGATAAAATATCCATAAACTCGTCAAGAGTTGTTTGTCTCATCATCTTACCACCGCACTCACAACAGTATTGTACAGGTGCGACTTCTTCTTTCTTTTTCTTAAACCATTTCCATCCCATAGTATCACCAAAACCTCTTGGGCACTCTTCGTGCCGTTAGTCCATCAAGATTCCAATTGAGAGTTTGATACACAGATTTGAGTTTAGCGTGAATCCACTTGTTCACTACTGTACCCCAATCAATACTGTAGCCCTCCAACTCCCTTTCATTCTCATACGCAATCACGTTACAGTACGGTTGACCTTCGGGTACGTCATCAATGAATACCCACTTTACGCTATCACGCTTACCAAAGTCTGTACCGTTGTATTGATTAGAATATATGGCTGCTTTTGCTGCATTAGGAGTATGTGATGGATGATACTCATCTAATTCCTTGCTCAAAGAACCATAAGATGAGGCATCTGAAATCGTCATATCACCATTAAACACACTTTTGATGAGTGGTCTTGCAATCTCGTATATCGCATCTTCATCCTCACCCGTTGCAATTAAAGTAAATACTTTACCGAGTATTTCTTTTGTTAGCGGTGGCGCACTTGATGCTTTGATTGAGAAACCTGTAACCTTCATGTCACCTGCTTCTTCGGGAGGCCATGACTTTACACCAAAATTACGATTCTTCATGTTAGCAGTAAACCAATACGGGAAGAATGCTTCTAATTCGACATCAAGATATTTCAGATTCATTTCATTCTGAGCAATATCTGTAAGTTTAACAGCCACTTCTTCTGCTTCTTCAAACGGAACCTGTATGTAACACGAATCAGTGTGACCTGCAAGACCACGATAACCCATCTCTTCACTCTTGTCAACTAACATAGAGATAGACTTACGACCTAGATAGGTGATAGACTGAGCAATTGGATAACTAACCCATGCGCCTTGTATCATACTCAAACCTACCATACCGTAAATCGCATTCACGCTGACCTTGACAGCCATCTGTAACATGTTGTAACCCAACTTCTCATCAGCATTCGTAGCCTCTTTCATGAGTCTCTTGTAGTGCTTACGCAACTTCAACAACTCTCTAACCACAGATGGAAGAATACCTTCGATGTCTTGTCTCCAATGGTATGTACCACCTGTACCTTTGATGTAGTTACCATCTTCATCTATCTTAGGTGGTATCTTGAGTGTCAGTGTGTTAGGCCCCGGCTTGTCAGTCAGTGTAGTATGACATAGGTTAGCCGAGATAATGATGTTAGGATATAGAGATGCGAAATCCACTAGCGCAACATTCTCATGTCTTCCTGCTACGGGAGGCATAACCCATGCTGCCTGTAGTTCGGGTCTACTTTCTTTCCATGATGAAGGTGCTTTCAATTCTGTGTGCCTACCAATCAACCCTCTGAAGTATCGTGATACATTGTGGGTGCTACCAAACTGTACACCACACACTTGCTGCATTGCAAGGTGGTATGCTGTACAATTCAATTTGTCATCAATGTCACGCAAGAGAGTAGTATCAACTAGACAGTAATCTACGAAGTCATCATAGTATTCAGACCAACCGTTGAATACAGTCATACCTTCTATTTCATCAGTAAGTTTGTGTCCTAAGTCTAATGCTTCTGCAAACCATGCAAGTTTCCTTGATTGTGCTTGACCTTTACCGGCCTTCTGCCACACACCCTCAAAACCACTACCTTCACTATATGTTGCAGCAGTATCAAATACCAACCTACCCTTGATAGGTTGGGCTGTAGACTTGTAGCCCTCACCATTCTTCTTAGGTGGAAGGAATGTATTGATAGGTGACATGTCATCTCTGAGTGGGCCAAGCCTATCATACAGTTTGGGTAAGTCAGCCCATGCCCCTGCGTGAGCAATCAACATGTCCGGGTCACGTTCTCTTAGATAGTCTAAGAATCCCTCAAGCATCATCAACTCATCGGGGAACGTGCGTAGTTCATATCCATCATAACGGTCTATCCATTCTGTCTTTGTAACATTGTCACGGATAGACTCTTGACTCCAAGCGAATACTACAGGACTTTCAGCATCAGAATCAGCCACGGCTATCACAGTGATAAGACCCTCACCATCTGTTTGCCACTCCATATCGTAGTACCACTTACGAGGTTTGAACTCCGGTAACTTATCGGGATAGTTTGTGAGTAGGATTTGGTCAAGGTAGTTTAGGTCAGCCTCGCATGTCCACTTACCAACCATGTCTTTGATTTCCCATAGTTGGTTCGGGTGATTGACTTCGGCCTTCCATACTAAACCACCATTAAGTGCGTAAGAAGTTTCATCTTTATTTATTCTGACATTCATTCTCTCAAGACGATTGAGAACATATGAAGGTGCATTCTGCTTTATCCAACAGAAAGGATATACGAAGTCGTCATCCTCATGCGTGATGTATCTTTCATGAAGTACACCATCATTCCCACGAGTACGCTCATAGATGATGGGCGGCTCATACGGGTCATTGGATATGAAATCAATAATCATCAAGCATCACTCTCATTTATTATTAAGAGTAAAGTATTATCTTGCTCAAAGATTACAGGTTCGTTGTCGCCCATGTGAAATCTAGCATTGCCCTCATCAAGATACTGTAAGCACTTGGGTAACCAATCACCAAAGTACGTTTCGACTGTAGCGTTAGGCCCGTCAGCATCAGTGATAGGTAGTGTAGTGAACAGACGACCTGTAGCAGCCTTACCAGCCACTATACCCAAGTCATCCTCTCCACAGTGTACCCTCAACTTGAACTGAGAATCAGCCGCAACCAATCCCTTCATACCAGCCAATGAAATCAAATCCTTAGTTTGAACATTAGCATGTACATTGAGTATCGCACCGGAGAAATCAGACCAACCTACAGATGCACAATCGGAAAGTAACTTACGGATAACCACAGTTTTACTTGCTGATAAAATATCATCAGTGCTTGGTATCTGCAACTTGTTACCACCTGCTTCAATGTGAAGAGGTTTCACCGGTGTAGTCTGTCTAAGAGTTACGTTGTCTTGCTTGCTCGCCTTCAAGAAACCGATTGCTTTCTCAAGCATAGCGATGTGGATAAACCCTTCATCAACTATCGTAACACCTGTAATGTGCTTACGCAAGTAGTAGTTAGCAAACCCTACCTCGATAGTAATACGATTACCAGCGCAACTCATACGCACGTCTGTTACACCTTTTCCAAAAGAGGAAAGGAAGGTAAGCAACTCTTTTCTATCTACACTAATTTTACACATAACAACACCTCAAGCAAAGTAGGAAAACGGCGGGAGGAAAACAAAGGAAACACACCCAAAAAACAAACCCCCCGTCTGCGGAAGCGATAACTATACCGTTTATTACTGCTCAAAACCTACCTCGTAAGAGTATCACAAACTCCCATCATGTAGTTCGGGTAATCCGAACCACTGATAATCTCCATCCGGCTTCGTTACAAAGACCGTCTTAGTTTGGTCTTGTAGTGAAGGGTTAGTCTTACACTTATGGAAGCGAGCCTTGTACTCAGTCTTTACCAACTCACCTTCATCATCATATTCTTCTTCAGTCTCCATCCAAATAATAGTCGGAAGGTAATTGTTAGTCTTCTTCTCCCATTCCGGTTGCCAAGATGACTCAGCATCCTTACTGAATGAGAAGTTAGTATTGCGAAGGTGAGTCTCCCAAAAGACTCTGACACCTGCTCTCACTAGGTTGCGAGATAGTGCAGTTAGTTGGTGGAAGCGAGTATTACGAATAGCCCAATCAGACTGTCGCTCGACACGCTTTGCATCACCTGCACCACGGTTGTCAGCCGCTTCGATACCATCCTTAGCCAATCCTAAGTCAATGATTCTCATGTTGTTAGTACAAATCTCTAACCATGAATCAAGTCCACTCACAAGTACACCCCATACAGGCGCACCTTCGTTAGTGACTCTGTGTAATATGAACTTCATAATGTCCATGACACGCTGATGTGTACCGGGATAGTCATAGGCAGTACGGTCTTGAATACCCATCTGCCACGGATTCCAACACTTGATGTTGTCATTGTTACCCAATGCTGAGTTTAGCATTGTAACACCCATGTCGAAATCAATCGCATGTAACTCTGCTTCGGGGTGCTTTGCTTTGTCATTCTCAAATGCATCCTTTACAATACCCGATTTACAAGTACCATCATGTCCTGCAATACCGATGAACTGATGAGTCAACTTCTTCTCTTCAGTCATGCGGTTCTCTTCAGCACGAAGATGAGCGTATAGGTCATTGCCAGCCTTTACCTGTTGAGGCTTAGGTGCTACCTTTACTTCCTTCTCTTCTGCTTGCGCTACCACTGTTTCTCCAAATCCTGCCATTTTAATCTCTCCTTATACAATCTGCTTTTAGATTAGGTTTTGACTCGACTAACTCACCAATCAATTCATTGACTACCTCATCTATTTCATGAGTTGCTGATACATTGTCTATGATACACTCAACAAGTTTGTGCAAATCTTTCACATCATAGAAGTCGAATAGTAAATCTAAGTCTCTTCTGTAACCTAACTGTTCTGCGTAATCATTCAAACTGACCGACTCCTGTGTTACCACCTGTCTCACGGCGGCGGCATCTTCGTGGATGACCATAGATGCCATAGACGGTCATCTTAGGTGTAGTGAGTCCATCTCTTGTAGCCATACCAATACGGCCAAAGACAAAGACTGTGGACTTCTCAGCGTATGGGAATGCTTCTTCACCCCAATGCGCTCTGAATGGGTTACAGGTCTTACCTACTGCACCCGGAATCCAACAAGTGATGTCACCAGCAATTGGACTGTTGAGTGTCATTAGGTAGTTCTCTCCCTCAGAATCATACTCGCTTTCACGAGGCTCAGTGTTGAGTGAGTTGATGATACCTCTTGTAATTACAAGAGGCCCGAACTGTCTCTTCTCTCCACCGGATGTATAGAATTGCTTGCGCTCTTCATATGCTTCTTCAAGCGAATCAATGTTCACATACAAGTCGTGGAACTCTCCGTTAGTCCAATACTTTGTAGGTTGAAGAAGTGGTCTTACATTCTCACTAACGAAGTCGTCAGTGTATGTAATCTCAAAGTTGGAATAGATACCTAGTACATCTTTGAATGCTTCACTTGCATTCTCTCTAGGTGGTACAACCTGTATCTTACATGGTCTTCCAATGTCCAAGTTGTGATAGATGAAGTCTTGAGTCATGTCAACACGCCACAGAGAGATAGAACCATTCTTTACGAAGTCTTCTTCCTCTCCACCCAAGAAGTATGCATAGCGGCCCATCTTTGTACTTGGTGCAGGTTGGTTGTCATAGGTAGTCAAACATACCCAATCATTGTCAGCCTTGATACCAAATGGTGGTTTGTTTTCTGTAGACACATCAAGAAGAGTCATACCCTCTTTGTGATGTAATGCCCACTTACCATCCTTCTTCTCAAAGACTCCAAGCCTACCACTTGATACAGCCTCATTAGGGTCTTCCTTGTACAACTTGAGATTTGCACGAACAATGTTAGCAAGCCTGTCGCTCTTCTTGTCATGCATACCTAAGAATGACCCAACCCATGTCTGTAGTTTACTGTTAGAGCCACTGCTCTGTCTTCTTGTCTCTAATACGAACTGCTCAGACCAATCAACTAGCAAGTCTTCATCTTCTTGTGTTGGGTCATCACATGCATAATTGGTTTTGATGTCTTCAAGGAACTCGTTGATTGCATCAGCAAGTTTCTTTCCTGTCCTCTCAGCATACTTGCTAAGGCGGTCAGTGACACCTTGTGGAAGGTTGGCAGTGCTGCTGCTCTCTGCAACTGCACCAAAGCCGTTTCCTTCCGGTTCGTAGTTATCTTCGTATTCATCCTCTTTGTCCCATGCGGTACTCATTTTTTCATCTCCTTTTTTAGTTGGGCTACTAATACTTCTACGAAGGATTCTGAACTCCCTGCCCATTCGTAGACGTATTTCATCATGTCACCCCATACTGCCATAATAGCAAATGTAGTGTCGGGGTCATTGTCAAAGTGCTTTCTAATTGCACGATGGAAGTTATTCATGAATGATAACTTGTCCCCCGATGAATCTAATAAATCCAACAAGTTTTCTCTTAGGTCATTCCACTCGTTGGATATAGTCATGTCCCACCAATCATCATCATCTTGTTTCATGGTGAATTGTTTTATTGAATCTGCTGTCTTTGGAATACGCTCAAGTGAATTTACTGCTGCTCGCAAATCTCCACCGTGGTAGTCCACTACATCACCGTAGTATGGTTCCCACTCTATAGGTACACCACAAGACTCTGTAAGTCTAGTTAGGTGAGAAGCACCCTGCTTGGCATCAACACGCTTGAACGTATATGCTGTACATCTGCTCTTGATGGCAGGGCGTATCTTGTCACCGTAGTTAGCGGTTAGAATGAAGAGTACCTTGTTAGCGTACTTCTCCATGATACCACGCATTGCATCTTGCGCTTGTGGAGTAAGACCATCGGCCTCATCAAACACAATCACTTTGCGCTTTGTACCTATACCACTCAACCTAGAGAAGTTTTTGACTTCCTCTCTAATGTGTCCGATACCCCTGTCATCACTAGCATTAGTCCACATTACATTCATGTCATTGTAGGCATTGCCAAGCAGGGTACGGGCAACAGCATTGGCAGCACTTGTTTTACCTGTGCCGGGTTCCCCTACGAATAGAAGGGCTGCGGGGTATTCGCCTGTCCTCTCCCATTCAAGGGCATCATTCACGAAACTATCATTGCCTACCACTTGGGTAACACTGACAGGTCGTAAAACCTCATTCCAATTAGTTGCCATTTTCCTCAAACCTTATCTCAATTCTAGTTTAAATACTCTGACTTCAAGTCTTCGTATTTTTCATCGTGCTGATTTACCCAAGCCATGAACTTCTTCCAATTGCGATGCTTGTTTCTAGGAATCTTGGGTATAGGATTGTCAAGTACCCACTTCAACATGTTGTACTTGACCCTATCAGTAGGACACAATAAGAACTCAAATGCGTCTAACACCTTTACCCACTTCTCCAACTTCTCCACTCGCTGTATTCTCCGGGTTTCCATGACACTTAAACCGTGTGAATTAGCCCACACCTCGATACACTTCTTCTGCTCTTCAGTAGTGTTAGGCTTGAGACTAACGTACTTTCTTACACTCAAGCCGTAACCGTATGGTGACTTGTCAACTGCCACTCTGAAGTTAAGACGAGTAACCGCCAGCCCCAACCCAATGAACTCAGTCGGATTCAACCTCATCACCTACCACTGCATAGAAATCGGTTATGTCATCTATGTCATCTACACCCATTTCATTCTCATTACAAACATACGATAGATGCCAACCATCAGAAGGCAACCATGTATGATTTAATTTCACCACTAAACAATCCTCAATGTTGTGGAACGTGTGACGTATGTTTGCATATACACCTCTTCTCTTCAGACCCTCATCCAATTCATATGGAATGCTGTCCATCAAGAGCGTCGTCGCATCCACAATTTCACCACCGTCACTAAAACCGATAACAAATTCATAACCTCCCTTTCCTAAATTCCTCACGCTTAACATCTGTGCATACAATGTATTAGTACCATTAGTCAATAAATAATAATTAGTTTCATCAGTAATTAAAAATCCACCCTTCGCATATGACTGAAGTAACACCTGTGATTCATGCCACTCCTGCGTCATTGGTTTCTTGTATGTTGAAAACGATAGTTCAATGTCCTCACTGTGCCACTTACCTGTGCCTAGTGGATTGTCCCATACCCAACACTCTTCATCTCCATTCAGTAGTAGTGTATGTTCAGCATTCAGTGAACCATTTCTATTCCTTGCTACTCCTTTACTCAGATTCATCATCTTTGAACAGTCTGTAATGAACCACCACTTAGAAGGAGTAACTGTACTATCCCATGATTGTAATTTATTATTTGATGAGGCTACTATTTGAGAGGGTTTTATTCCGTAAAAAATTACGTTCATGTATTCTTCAAAGGATGCTTGGTCTAACTCACTGTGCTTCTTCAACCACTTGACCATCCTGTTTCTTATCGAACCCCATCTGTAGTCTACTGCCCATCTCCATATCAGTTCAGCCTCTTTGACACCTATACTGTGACAGAATGGTAATATCCACTTTGAATCATTGGTAGCACCACGCATTACAGCAGTGGCCTCTTTCAGAGTGATGATAGTCTCCTGCTCATCAGACTCCCATGTAAGCACCTCACACAGTGGCTTACCTTCTGACACCTCATCCAAGTCATCTACGAATACACCTAACTCCTTAGCGAAGTTAATCTTCAACATGTGATTAGATATTGCTAACCTATCATGGGTATTCAAGAATGCCCAAATAGTACGACATTCTTTTTCTGAAATATCTTTCAAGAGTAATTTATTTGGCATCAGAGAGATTATCTCTGTCACTCTTGCGAGTGTCAGCATGCTATCACTCTTCTTCTCTTATTGGGGAATGGATAACAGACAAGCCCCATAGCCACGGTGGTACACGTTCACCGTTGCGCTCTTGGCCTAGTACAGTAATACCATTATCGTACCCCTCATCGAACATACCTGCATCTGCAAAGTCCTTGAGTTGCGCTCTTGTCAAGGCAATGTAACCGTTCCACTTCATGAACAGTTCATCACCTGCTAGTAGATGGAAGTCATCCGGGTCTACTGAATTTACCTTACCGCAGTTACTACACTTGAGCATGTATCTCCATAGGTCAATAGGTACAGTCTCATTCGTATTTGTTTGTGCTTCCACTGTTTCAACGTATTCACACTCAGCATTGTCTAGGTCACAGTTAGCAAGTGGGTAACTGCATTCGCATACCCATGCTCTTGCTATCGCCTGTCGCCTCTCAAACTCCATGTGTGCTTGAGCCTGTGGGTTCAGTGGTGGTGTGACTACTTGTACGTCATCCGGTTCCTCCACTGTGTAACCACACTCTTTCAAAAGAATAGTTAGTCTCTCATAATGTTCTTCAGATACAGGATGATTCATCCTGTAAACCAAAGCGTATGTTTTATCGTCAGTCTTTCTGAATGTAACACCGCTATCATCGGGCGACCAAATGCTGTCAACAGCCATGCTCGCAAAATGTTCGTTACCCCAATTAATCAAATCCTCACTCGGTTGCCACTCCATTGTCCTCACCTGTTACCTCGCAAATCGCAAACTCCCCACAGCAAAGGGCTATGTAAAGATAACGACCATCATCCATCTGTAGTATCTTATTTCCAATCGAAGGGTCAGCACCGCATACCGGACAATCGAATCCGTAGTCTGATGCATTATGTTCTGTTACGAACTTCCTTTCTTCACCATCAATCAGAATCACATCATTGATGAACTCATCATCAAAATCTTTCATCGTTATAGATTGGTACTTGTGGTAGTTATCATCCATTTGTAATCACCATCTCTCCACAAAACGTACCATTAAAGTGATGATGAGGATGTGGTTTCTTCATACCTAGTTCCTCAAAGGTTCCTTGATTGTATGTGTTACCGCAAGTCAAACACTTACACAGTCTGTATGTACGTTCACTCATGCCGTCACCTCCACGCCTCGCATTATACAGATGTCAATATACTCTTCAAGTAATTCACACCCAAGACTATTCCTTAGTAATTCTTTAGCAACCACACAAGTAGTACCTGTGCCTAAGAACGGGTCGAACACCAAGTCACCTTCGTTTGAATGGCCTTTGATAATTCTTTCAACAAGAGCCTTTGGAAATTGAGCAGGATGATTATATTTCATTTCAACCGACCCTGTTCCACCAACAACCCGCTTAATTTCCCACACGTCAGTAGGATTTTTACCAAGCGGATTGTTTCTTTTATCAATCGCCTTCCACTCTTTCACTCTCACATCATCAAGGTTGAATGTGCAATTGTCGGGGTCTTTGGTGAGCCACATGATACGCTCGGCTCTGTGGGTGTAGCGCAGTTTGTATGACATTCCACCGAAGTATCTCCATACAATCTCTTGAACTAATTTCAAACCGTGTTTTGTAGCGAGTCGGTGATATAGATAAGTCAATGGCAAGGTTTCGTTTCTGCCGACTTTGGTGTAGCCGACATTAAGCATCATCGTACCTGTCCATTTGAGAATCCTTGAGGCTTGTTTAATCCATTGGTCAGCAAAATCTTCGTAGTCCTCAAAGGATTCCCAAGACTCATAGGACTTGTTCGCCTTGTAGGGAGGTGAAGTGCAAATTAAATCTACACTTTCCTTATCCATCCCCTTCATGTAATTGATGCAATCGGCCTGTACTACTTCACAATTCATGCCGTCACCTCCACGAAATCTCTCTCACTTCTTTTACCACAGTGAGGGCATTGGTAAGTCACTATAAGCATCCTACCACTAAACCCAAATGTAGTGTGGTTATCATGCCACATATCATCGTCTATCCAATCGTCATCTATTTTGTCACAACACTTCACGCCGTCACCTCCAATTCACAACCGGGGCAACCAACAGTTGAACATTCTATGTGGTAAGTATCTTCCACAAGATATTCAATTTCGTTACCTTTACTATCCAATACTTTTAGTATTTCATCATCATGTGTCAGTATTATTGTAATCATGCCGTCACCTCCACGCCTTGCTCTATTTTCTTTTTGAGATAATACAAGCGGTCATGTAGCATGTCTGTGCCATATTTTATAACCCACGCTAACTGTTTGTCTGTCATTTGTTTCATACTGTTCATGCAAATTACCACTTTCATTGATTCCACGCCATCACCTCCACGCCTCGCCACCAATCGGGGGCAGGTGTACCCTTCTCCCACTTGGCGAATTGCTTGGAATGGTAGTATGCTCGGTATGCCTTGACTGTATCATCGTCACGGTATTCATCGGGCATGGCCTGTGCAAATGGTGTAAGTTCACCTTCGGGTATTATATTCCACATTGTACACATGGTCTTAATCGGCAGTTCACAAGCATGTTCTTTACCAAACCTTCTTTCATATTCTAAGAACAATATACAAGCATGTTGAGCAAGCCATTGAAAATTGTCCCGACTGTCACCAGCCCATACTGTGCATGGGTGGTGAGCGTAACCTCCCTTGTAGGGTGTGCCACTCTTAGTCAGTGGCATTTGCTCATCAGTAGCACCATGCCTACGCAGGGCTGATGCCATCATCTGTGCTGCCTCAACACACATCTTGGGGATATGCTTGTCGCAGTGCATTCTTGCCGCTATTGTTGGGCTTTCATCTAATACGAATATGTTCATACTTCCACCTTCTGACATCTTTCCCATAGGTAATCCATCGCCCATTCAATATCTTCTACCGTACAAATGAGAGGCGCACCGAATGTATCTGTACCACAAAGTAACCATTTGTATGCATCATAACCGTGACCCTCAAGAGCCTTATATTGCATAATGGCTATGTTCAATGCCTGTATCTTTGCTTTCGACTTAGGAAATCGCTTCATGCCGTCACCTCCGTATAAAATATATCAGCCATGAACGGAACAGGCAAGCCTCTTTTACCCGAACAGGAAGTACATATTTTGATAGTCTTACCACCTACTATTCTCGTCCAATGCCAAGCACAATTACGATTAGAAAAGTTCTCTCTACTAAGTTTCACACCACAGTCATTACATGGTTCTCCTAAATGTCCTCGCTTCATTTTTTTCCATTTATATTCTTTCTTCATCCAAATACCTCCTTGTGTCCACACTTGTCACATACAAGTGTACCCTTGTTGATTGCACCTCGGTATGCACCTGTCTTAGATTGATATACACCAATCTTCAACTCTCCCTCTTTGCATGCAGGGCACTTCATTGTTCCACTTCCATAGGATATTTGTAGCCACTGTTCAGTGCCAACTCAAACGCCTTGCCTTTCTTACGAGCAAAGGTTCCAAACAATGCTGACTCCATACGCTTCTGACTCTTCTCACCATTAGCCAACTTAGTGAACTGATGGTCAACAGCCTCAGTGAGTGCATTGTAAGCGGCCCATGCTGTGCCAACCATGTTACCAACTTTGTTGGTAGTGTTGTCTAAATTACTTTTAACAGTGTTTAAAAGATTCCGAGAGCGAGTTGTCAAGTCACCTTCCTTGTTGTATGTAAGGTCAAGTGCATCAATGAAGTACATGTCCATCTGATGCTCTGTCAGTTTGATGTCAAGCAGTGATGCTGCTTGCTCGCCCCACTCATGGAAGTCCTTGTTGATTAGGCCGAGTGCTTCTCTAGCCTCATCAACCCTACCGTGTAACTTACCTGTGTGTCTGATATTGTAGCCACCCTTTCTCATGCTGAGTGCAAGTGTTAGTGTGTTGTTACATACTACACGAATAGGAGTCAAGAATATCTTGACTGAACCCGAACCATCGTGTGAGTTTACAATCAGTATGTATTGGTCAACCACGTCAGCATTGTCAATGACAATACTTTCGGGCAACTTAGCCAATACCCATACCTTCTCTCCATTACCCAATGCACCGCATACCTCAATCTTGGCCTCAAGTGTATTGGTTAGGTCATCAAGGAAAGAGAATGCTTCAACATTCTGAAACGGTTTCCATACTCTGCCTACTGCTGTGCTTCTTGTAAGCGGTATGTACTCACCGTCTTCATCAACTCTGAATACACCGTATGTATTGGGTATCACATCATACAAGCCATCGCTGCCCTTGTACTCAAGTGGTAACTTAGTTACCTCCCAATCTAAGTGTGCTGCTGCCAACGCTTCTGTCGCTGTCATCAGACCCTCAGACTGTTGGCCCAATCTGTGCCACGGTGTGTCCCCCGCCCATGCTGTCATCCATTTTCCATTCTTCGTTTGTGCTATATTGTGTCCCATGTTTATTCCTCCAATTCTATCTCCACTTCTTCTGCTTCAAACAGAAACTCATCGTATGGTTCACCGAATAACTTGTGAACCACCCACAACTTCTGTTCTAGTTCTTCTCCGTCTTCTGCCTCTATCTCACCTGTGTAGGTGACTCTTACTGTGTATGTTTTCTTACTCATCTTTCTCATCTCCTATCTCTTTCTTGGTTTAAATACTCTTCAATTATTCTGTCGTAATTCCACTTCCGTTTGTAAAATCTGTCACTCCACTCATCTGCTTGAGATGGGCGAGCGTCACTCATTGTCTTGAATATCTCATCGTGTGACATACCTAACATCTTGAGAAGCATGTACACTACACCGCCTGTCCTGTCACGGCCATGTACACAGTGTATCAGTACATCCTTGTCAGCCTCTAACAAGTCACCCACTAGGTTGAGCGCATGGCCCCAAATAGCAGGGTCATTGTTGTGCGCTCTGAAGTAGTAGTGATGTCTCTCATTCTTGTCAGAGTGATGCCATGTAGGTTGCCACCTGCACAGTGTAACTACTACATGTTCCGGCTCTAATGTATCACGGAAGTCATCTATACCACACATTGTGATTGAACCCTTAACTAACTTAATTGGTGTGTTCATTGTTCCTCATCCTCCACTTGGTTGTTGCCGTTTGGTCTGAACTCAAGCCACGGGTCATACAAAGTTTGAGCCTTTACATCAACCTCTTCCTCTTTCTCCATACCACAAGCGTAACACTTGGCTCTGATGGTATATCTTTCTGAATCATCAATTGGTGCAATCTGTTCTACTACCCACTGATGTACTACACATGGGTCAGCGTAATTGGTTTCACGCCAAGCCGCCAGCCTATCCATCCTCTGCTGTAGTGCAATCATCTCTTGTTTTATTTCATCCTCAATTTCTTTATCTCTCATCTTAGTTCACCCTGTATATGTAAAAGGTCTTGTTACCAACCTTGACTTCGTGTTCACTACCGTCATAACTGTTGATGAAATGTCCTCGCCCATCAGATGCCACTGCGTCATCAACAAAGTGGTCGAAGTCCTTTATCATGGCCGTGATTGCCTCGTTTGCACCCTCGCACAATGACTCTTGCATTGTCTTGAGTGTACTACCGTCTACACCTGTATGCGCCTGTAAGAATGATGGTGTGAATGCCCAAACGCTGTCAGCAATGTATTCGTATCCTAACTCGTCTGCTTCTTCATCAGTGCATACTATGTAGCCTGTTTCATCCCTCCATTCTTGAGGGGAAGAGTTACCATAATCACTGAAGTCGCCCCATTCGTACACCAATAATTTACCATCAACATTACACTCCCTTCTAATGTCATGCTTTCCCATGTATTGTGCAAGAGCATAGCCTCTTGCGAACTCGCCTGTTAATTCATCTTCAATTGTTTTCCATATCATTTTTCTTCACTCTCCGTTAAATCTAGTTGTGGACATTCACCACTAACAATACCACCATGCTTCTCAAGTAATGCTTGTATCACTTTAGCGGGTACATATGGGTAAACACAATCAACGTAATTGTTCTCACCCAAATCTTGTTCTGCATACTCTTTGATTAGGTCATCCGGCTCACTAGGATAACCTAACTCGCAAGCCTTATACGCTCTTACATTATTTTCTCTCGGTATTGAGTAGTGAGCCATTGATGCCTGTATAGATACTCTAAATCCATCAGCACACACTACAGGCAATCTCAATCCGTTTATATTTACAACCCAATTTTCATTCATTTCTTCACTCCCTTGAATTTGTTATTCCTTGCAATTTGACAGCACACTCTAATCTTCTGTGTGGATTCAAGACTCCAAAAATCATCGTCTTCCCATCCAAACTTCGCCTCGATGTACCTGCACAATTGTTGTCTGTTCATCTTCTCAAAGTCATCGTCAATCTCTATACCCAAGATAGGCCCATCCTCATGTGTCAAGAACCTATCAAGGAATACATACACCCTACCCATCAATCCTATCGTCTTTCTAATTATCCACTGTATCATTTCATCATCTCCTTATAATTTTCAATCAATTCCATCAATGTCATATTCTTTCTCAACCCAAACAATTCAAACACCTCTCCGATGTCCCAATCTGCATAGTGCCATCCTAACAAAGAATCGGATGTACCACTATAACTCCAATCAAACAAATCACGATGTGGATGCGCTAAGCCGCCCGAATGGTCGCAAATCAATTCACCCCAACTATTACCATACACGAAGCGAAGCCAACCATCTCTTCCATCTCGCTTTACTATCAGCAAACAGTCATCAAAGTCATTCGCTATCTTTGTAATCTCTTCCTCAGACTTACCTACTACCCATTCGTTCCACCACAGTCCCTCTTCTTCGGGCTTACCGAATGCCTCATCATCACGGTAGTTACCGGTTGACATGACCTTGCGTATCTCAAACCCTGCCTTTGTCAGTAACTTCAGTATTATTCTCGTTTCTAATTCTGCATCATATTCTATGTTCATGTTTTCACTTCCTTGTTTTCACTAACCCTATTCTCAATTCTAGTTTAAATACTCTTCAATTAATTTCAAGCAACTCTTCTTGAAACGTCTTGTATTCTCTGTTGAAGAATATCTCTTGTCCGATTGTTACGGATGTGTTCTAATGCATCTGTCATCGCATCAGTACCTCCATAAAAATCAAACGATTGTCCTAATTCCTTGTCGGGTATGTTCAAGAAATAAGGATTCTTTTGTCTCATTGTATCTATCTCTCCTACCTTACTACCGAATGCTTGTCCCTTTGGTGCGCCCATTGCTCGGAAAGGGCCAGCCCCACCCAAGTCAACGTAGGATAGTGTACCATCGGGTCTGCGTACTGCATTGTCAGCATCCATACCAATCATATCCCAATTGGCTGCTACTGCATGAGGTACAAAGTCACGGCTCAACTGTGACAAGTCCTTGTCCGATACATCGAAACCTAATCGCTCGTCACCTTCGTAAGCCGTCAGCATCATACCATCCTCCATTCTTGCATCCGGTACAGGAACTCCTAGTGCATTCATGAAACGATTGAAGTCATACTCATTTTGAATGTGAGCAGGGTGCGCCCCTCTCTTACCTACGAACTTGCCCTGTGGTGTATCGTACAGTTTAGCACCTGTACTTCCACCCAAAGGGATGTTCTTTCGCAAGTATTCCATCGCTTCATCAATAGCAGCCATCTTAATCAATCCCTGTACTTTTCTCCCCAATTAAAATATGTCGCCCATACTTTACCCAACAAACGACTGTAATTGTTATCTGAAACTGTGTTCTTGAAATTGTCATATTTCATGTGTGTCAATCTCAAGGTTAGGAAATCAATTATATCCTCTTTAAGTATGTCTGCCCTAAAGGGATAGTCAGCATCTTTAATGTAATACATTTCAGCATCGGGGAAGGCTCTCTCGATAGCATCGGGATGTCTCGACCTAACTAGCAAGTGGTCGGGCTTATTCCTGTGTGCTACAATACTGAATGCACCTTCAGTTAGATATATCCACATTATTCTTCCTCTCCTTCAAACTCAATCAACTTTACACTTGATGGGAATACATGTCTCGGAATAGGCGTGTCTATAGATTTGTACACTGTCAATCCTCTGTTGAGTAAATCGGTTCTCATCATGTCACCGACCTCAACTTCTGTACAACGATGTGCCTCCACTATCTGCCACCATTGTCCTACTACCCATTCAACCTCAAGCCATTTGTTTTGTCCTACTTCTATTCTTCCTCTCATACTTCCACTTCCTTTCTTGTCCATAATAATCCGTTGTGTGTCATCTCTTTGTCAAACGCATTCGTCTTCGTTAATAACAGAGACAAACCACTTGCATGTGGGATGTACTTCTGTCTGTTACCTCTGTACGGCCCCACCCAATCAAATAATCGTGATTTAATTTGACCGGTGGAATATGTCTCACCGATTTCTGTCACGTCTAGTATCATTTCAGTTAGCATTTCATTCTTTGATTTCATTCTTCTTCGCCTCTTTGTGTCTCTTGTAACCCTCTTTCAAGTTATCTAACCATACGGGATGGGTTTTTCCAGCCCATTCAAGAAAATGTATTTCTCCGATAATTCCAATGTGTTTCTTCAGAATCTTATTATCTTCTTCAACTGCCTTGACTAATTTATCGTTTTCCTCACGCAACCGCTTGACTTCTTCAAGGAGAAGTGGTGCGTCTGCTATGAGTTGTGCGTCTGCTGCTGATATGGTTTGGCCCACCTTGAGGTATATTCCAAGTGGTGCGTTTGCATCCCACGGCCCTTCTGTGTGTCCTTTGTATTTGTCTGTGTCAATCATTCAATCAACTCCTTCAATGCTTTCACTATGAGTTTTCTATATCCTGTGGACATACTCTCAACCTTCGCAGTTAATTGCTTGATACCTTCACGCAACCGCTTGACTTCTTCAAGGAGAAGTGGAGCATCTCTCATAAGTTTTGCATTACCATGATGTTTGCCAATCACCATATCAGCAAGTTGCTCACCCGATTTAGTCTGTATGTTCCAAGTTAAACCATCATCTAATACCTGTATTATCCATTCGCCTTCTGCCTGTCCTTCGTATTTGTCTGTGTCAATCATTCCTCTTCATCTCCTTTAATGCTAAAGTGTAATCAGCCTGTAAATCAATAATTACACCCTTCGGTATAATTACAATCGCCCCTTCGTATTTGTCTGTGTCAATCATTCAATCGCCTCTCCTAATTCGTTCCGCTACCTCACGGTCAATCTCAAGTGTGGTATCATCTTCTGCGAAAGCATCCCAATGTATGGCATCGAGTAGTCCACGCAACCTCTCGACTTCTGCGAGTAGTAGTAAAACTTTATCAGCCATTTCAGCGTGTGTAAATAGTTCTCTCAAATCCCAATTCGTGTACCCTTTGTATCTTTCTGTGTCAATCATTCAATCATCTCCTTTACATTACCTATGAACTCAAGCGCATGGTTAGCAAACTTGTCAGCATCAGCATCAGCGTATGCCATACTCTCCATCTCCTTCACAACTTCAACTGCTTCCTTGAGTGCATCTCGTAGTTGCTTGACTTCCTGTATGATGTGTGGTAAGTCCGTAATAGCATTCATTCTTTCATCTATCTTGCACTGAAATATCAGAGAAGGTAGCACTTGATTCCACGGTTCATATGTCTTGTCGCTTCCCCTACCATCCATAAGTGTATAGCCACCCTTTTCAGCAGGGCATTCTTTGTATTCCCAAAGCACCCAACCTTCATCATCGGGGCATTCATTCCATACCCATACTACATCATCTCTTATCTTGTATTTGTCTGTGTCAATCATTTCATTCATCTCCTAGTACCATCGCTTTGCTCATGTGTAAGTCACCAAGTGCGTATCGCAATCCATAGATTGCACCCTGCAATCCTTTGTAGTCCCTCATGTGTTGAACCATCTGTTTCTTCTTCAACTTACCCGACTGAATCTTTGTAAGGTGAAAGTTTTGTCTTGCTTCGCATGCTTTCAGCATATCATGAATCTCCTTCCATGTTCTCTCGTAAGAGAAGTTCTCACTGTCTTGGTGGTCACTCATTGGCATCTCAATCACTTCTCCGCTATTACCTCAGCAATCGTAAGCAGGGCTGCTGTGATACACGCACCAACCTTTGCTACCTGTGGCTCAACCATTGGGTCATCCCCAAGCATCAAACCTATTCCCTCAAAATATGCATCAAACTTTTTCTCTATTTCTTCAATCATTCTTTCACCTTCTTTTTCAATACTTTATTCTCTAGTTTAATCAAACGATTATTGTGTTTAATATACAACTCCCTCATCTGTTCATCCATACTTAGCAAGGGTGTAGCCTTTCGGTTTATCTCTTGCAATTTCAAATCACTGACTATCTTGTGCATCGCATCAAGTCTTGCATTCATCTTATTGATAATGTCCTCCATCTTTTTACTCTTGGAAGACATATCCTGTACTGCACGAAGCAATTCAACCTTAGACATCTCATCGAACGCTACATGATTCATGGCATTACGCTTGTAAGTCCTACACTCATGACATATGGATTCAGTGGACTTCATTGATACCTTGAGGAATATCTTTCCACATTTCTTACAGTTAGTCGTTTGACTCATTTCAAATCACCTCATTGGGGACTATCATCATTCTCATCAGACTCATGCGGGAATGAGAAGTCCTCACTGTTGCCTGTCAGTGTGTCCACTGCTTCATCGAAAGATATGTTGTTAGCATTAGCAAAGTTAGAGATAAACTCCTTTGTCATATTCACGAAGTCTTCCGCACCATCCGATACTGCGAAGACCCATTCCTCATCCTTGTCTATCAGTCCTGCATTCTTGGCATCCTCAAACGCTGCCCTCATCACAACAGTAGCCGACCCATCCTCATTGAACCACTTAGGTTCATTGCCAATCCTTATCTTTTGGTATGCAGGGTCAATAACAATCTGATGTGGAATCATATAGAACCAACTGACAGGTTTGTTGAATGTCTTAGCGAAGTGATTGAATATCATGTAGGACATGACACCCTTGCTCATGGGAACATCCATGAAGAAGTCGCTACACCAAAACGCATGTATGTGTGCTGTCTCTTTGGCATTGTTTACTATGTCATCAAAGGCTAACCTTACGGGGTTGATACTTTCCATCACATACGCAGGTATGTCAAGCGCACCAGCCTTGTCTGCCAACTGCATGTCAACGTGAAACTCTTGTATCTGTTCCATGAAACTCTTCTTCATTGTTTATCACCTACGAATCTAGTCTCTTCTCCACAGTCAGTAACCATGTCATTATCTTCAAGCCAACTGATGAAATTCATACACTGAGGTACGTTCATATCTAAACACCATGTATTGTTCAAGTTAGCATTCTTGTCATTGAGGAAGATTTGTATTTGGTAACCATCCTTGTACTTCTGTACAGACAAGACATCACGGTAGTATATCTTTGCATCAGAAGCAAGCGACTCATAAACATGGGCTGCTTGGAACTTTTCTAACGAGTCAGTAATGTCAGCAGGTACAGTAAACTTCTGTGCAAAGCCATAGTCTCTGTTACCTACATGACCCCAACCCTGTATGTGTAGTTGGTTTGTTCCTGTACTGTTGCGTAGTTGTAACAGTGGTGTACCCTGTGTTACTTCTTTCCCCTTTGTGTATTCTTCATTCATATTGTTCATTATTCATCAACTCCTTTCTTCTCTGTTTTATCCATGTACATCATGTATTGTGGATAGTCATCATATAGTTTTGACATCTGTTTGTAGTTGTCAAAACCTTTGGTCATTAGTGACAGGTGAGCAGCGAGTGGTTCTTCATAGTCTTCAATCACTGCTTCCTTGTCAACTCTGTATTTGTATTCCTCAAACCCTACAGTGAATTGTGGGTCATCGGTAGTGATGTTCCAATCTTCATCTATGTGTTTAATCATGTAGTTAGATGGCTCAACTCTGCAAGAGAGTTGTGCATTCATTTGCTCACACAACAACTGTGCATCCTCTTCATTGGTGAAGAAGAATGGAAGTGTAGTGCTATCCCATATAAGTTCTGAATTGTACCCACTCCAAAATGGAACTTTCACATTCCTTGTTAAGAATTGAACGAAGTACAACTTAGGTGTTTCAACAGGTTGCCACCAATGCTGGTGTACATCCACACCATAGGTAGTGACTGTATCACCTTGAGTGTACACCCAACCGTTCACTGTGTCACCGACCTTACGCTTCTTTGATTCACTGACTAAGTGTCTGTTACGCCAACCATCTAACCATTCCCAAGCATTCCATCTGAATGTACGGCCACGACCCTTAGTAACTTGTATTGCCTTCTCACTCTTGACCATACGGTTGAGAGCCTTGTTGATGTAACGCAGTACAATCTTGTCCTCCATTACATTAGATAGCATACGCTCGTTCCCAAGTACAGGCTTCGTCTGTAGTGGCGCAGTAAATGATTCAAGTAGTTCACCGTACCACCATCGGGAATTAGAGTCAACTGCTCTGATACCAGCCTTGTTGAAGAAACCATACTCACCTTCAACCTCTAGCAAAGATGCAGCAAAGTGAGTACCACTCCTGTAGTAGTGGCTAGTAATCTTGTTGCGGTGTAACTTGATGAACCTCTCATCATATACCCAAGCCCTCTCTCTTTCGTCATCATCATTCTTGTACCAACCATCAGCCACGATGCCAGCCTCAATAAGTGCAGCCAACTTCGTGCGAGGGTTGAGCATCTGCTTCGCACTAATCTCTCCGTCTTGTCCTGCGTTCAGTAACTCATACCTAATCGCTGTGTCCATTGCACACTCGTAACCTTGACTACTTACATAGCCAAGACCCAACTTGGTAATCACTTCATCGTCTGTGAAGGATAGCCTGTCTCCAATCAATCCTAACTCAGCCCATGTTTCCGCTTTTCTATATCCTGTAAAATGCATTTCATTCATCTCCTTGTTTTCAATCCCTATCTCAATTCTAGTTTAAATACTCTTCAATTATTTCCAGCAGTATTTCCTTCTGTCCGTTCTCGTCTGTTCCTGTAAGCACTAACTGTGCCAGCCCATGTCTTGTCTCTATCATTCAATCACCTTTCCATCTTCATCCTTGTACAATCTGAGTGTACCTATGTATTCACAACCGTCAATGTATAGTGTGACATAGTAACCTTTGTGTTCACTATTAAGCACCTTATCATAATCGTCAATCGTGAATCTTATTTCATCTTCTTCGTCGTATAACTCTTTCATTTCTTTTCACCTTTCTTTTTCATGTTCTCTAAGAAGTCAGCAGGTAAGTCACCCGCTTCAATCATAGATTGTATCAGCATGTTAGCGATACCTTCTCTCTCCTGTATGTCTCCACCATCAAGCACTGCCTTGACAACCTCTCTCTTGGCTTCGACTACCATGTTGAATCTCTCATCAATTGTATCAGCAACAGATAGATACACTGCGTGAACCGAGTTGCTTTCCTGTCCGATACGATTGACTCTATCTTCTGCTTGCTCTTCCCATCCGGGTACCCACTCACGCTCAACGAATACTACTGTGTCTGCTGCGGTCAGTGTGATACCTTCCTTCGCTGCTACTGTGCTACAAAGCATGACCTCAATCTTACCTTGTTGGAATGCCTCGACATTCTGTTGTCTCTTGTGGGCGGGCATGTCTCCACTGATACCAGCGACCTTCCACTTCTTGTCCTTGTCACTCTGTAACTCTCTGACGATACCCGCAAGAACATCCCTGTGGTGAGCGAAGACAACCAAAGGCTTGCCTGTAATCTCATTGTAATCCTTGATGTACTGAACAGTGGATGGTACTTTGATAAGACCACACTCATGTCTCAGTGCAGTAAGCATGTTAAGCACGAAGCCCGGTGGTAGTCCTGTGCTGTTGACATACATCTCATACTCATCCATCCATGTACGATGCAAGTCTTTGTATCTCTTGACATCAGCCTTCGATGGTTGGATGTCATGTATGGTACGAACCTTGTCCGGTAACTCAGTCAGCACTTCACTCTTGAGTCTGCGAATACAGAAGTCTCTAGTCCTACTGTGCAACTCATCAGTGTTGCTTGCACCACTGAAGTCCCAACCGAATCTTGTCTCATGTCCATCACAGTAGGACAGTCCATAGTTGAAGAAGGATGGAAACTCATTAGGTCGTAGGAGATTGAGTGTAGTAAAGAACTCATTGGGTCTGTTAGTGATTGCTGTACCGGACAAACAGATGACAGACTCAGACTCCTGTGCTACAGATAGTGTAGCCTGTGTACGCTTGGCCTTACTGTTCTTGAGGTAGTGTGACTCATCACACACCACGATGTTGAAGCCGTAGTCAATCAGTGACTCTTCTCGGTAACTCATAATGTCATAGTTACATACCACTATGTCAGCGTCGGGGATGTCACCCTTCCTACCCTCAAGCACCACAGTATTCAATGATGGTAACCATGCCTTGCATTCCTTCAACCAATTGTACTTCACGCTTGCAGGTACTACAATCAGAGCAGGTAGTTTGTCTTGGTTCAATCCTATGTGTGCGATGGCTTGGATGGTCTTACCGATACCCATGTCATCACCAATCAAACAACGGCCACCTGCTAGTTGAGCAAACTGTACACCGACGTATTGGAATGGGTACAACTCGTAGCCTTCGGGGAATACTTCAACCAATGCTTCTTGCATCTCATCAACTGTGTTAGTATCAGACAGTGATGCTGCACCACTGATGGCTACTCTCTTGGCTCGCTCTTCCATGTAGGTATGGATTTCGGGAATCTTCTGAATCTCATCAGCCAACTTACCACACCATTCATTGTCATCATACTTGCGTAACCTTTCGATGAGTGGTGCAGCCTCGGTGATAGAGATACTCCATGTCTTAGAGTTAGGGTCGTACTTGCGACCTTGACATGCCTTGACCTCACTCATCACATCCCCACGCTCAACGGGGTCAGCGATGTAAGGCCATGACAATCTCAGTGCTGAGTTACCAATCAACTCAACAGAGATGTCCTGCTTAGTAGGTAGTGGCTTACTTACTTCACTGCTCGCCTGTTGCATGACTACATTGAGTGTAGTGTCGTCGGGCCACAAGCCTTGCTTAACCATGATGTCCACTGCCCTTCTAATAGTCTCAGTCTCATTCTTCAGTGACCACTTCTTCAAGTCACCATGATACTTGACAGCAGGGAAACCCAACTGAGACTTGAGTGCATTGTTCAAGTCCGGTAAGTAACCACAGTTGATTACGATTCTTTTAGTCGTGAAAGTTTTTCCCCATCGGTTAGTCCATGAGTCATCCACGAATGAGAAGTGAACTCGTAGGTGAGAAGGTGGACTCCATGTACTCACGGTCATCTCCACCAACTGTTTAGCCTCTGCCTCATCGTAGTCCAAGTCAATAAATCTCTTTGTGTACTTGTCAACATCAACGGTTTGCCTGTCAACCAAATCAAACTCTATGTCAACCACGACATTGTTGATTGCTGCTTGCCTCTTGTTTTGTTTGGCCTTCTCTTCTTGTGCCTTGCGACCACGCTCACGCATGTCATCAAGGAAGTCCTCGATTTGATTTGCATGAGAGACTAGGCCAGCATCAATCAGTAGGCGAGGCAACTGTGTGTTCCTGTACTTGTGGAATCTATCAGCAGCCTCTTCAAACTGTAGCGCATGGATAGTATCTTGCTGTGCAACCTTGTTGAAGAAAGGCCAATCGGGTTTGTTAGCACCCTGCCCATCCTCTTCGATAGGTTCACCGTAGCCTACGAATACTCTAATCATTTTGTGTAGTGTGTGTTGATTCATTCTTTCACCTCATTCAATTTCTTAATCATGTTATATGATACTGTAAACTCATTGTGCATTACCCATGCCTCATCACCAATCTCAACCCACCATACGAAATCTTTCTGTACAACCTTGAGTCCTTTTGGAGTCAAAGCATTCAGTCTTGCTTTGGTAGTTGCTGTCTTGAATCCACCATCCATCAGTGTGATGTGGGTAGGTGTGTATTTGATGATAGCATTGTCATGAAGTCTCATGGTTAAAGAACCGTCAAGGTTCACATGCAATCTTGTGTTGTACGCTATCGGCTTACCCTTGCTTGGGTCACTTGCGGCTCTCATCAATAAAAATGCATCTTCGTAGTTCATCAGTAACACCCCCTGCAAATGAATCCCTTCTCAGTTGGATGGTAGTCATGTATGTACTCATTGTCTTTGACCTTCTTGCACAGTACACATTGGACACCCTTTTGGTCATGCTTGATTCTCATATCAGTAGCCAAACACTGCATGCATGTATCGGGGTCATGCATAGTAAAGTGGTGTGGTGCATACTCAATACCACAACTGTAGCATACCTTAGCCTCAGCATTCTTGTCCGGCTTGAACCAACCGCAGTTGTCGCATGCGATAACGCTACCATCTTTGTCAACAGAAGTCATGGCAGTGTCCTCACACTCGCACGAAGGACAGACAACTGCGGGTGCATTCTCTTCAGCCTTCATGTATGGCTCAAGACATACCTCGCAGTAGGACTCAGTGTCATCGAACCAACTCTTCTGTCCACACATACCACATATCTCATACGCTTGGATAACTTTGTAGTCATCGTCAAGTAAATCTTCCCACTCCACATCATCAGAAAATACATCAGAAGTAGGAGTGAACGTTACCCCTTTTCCCAATCCACCACCACCGTAGGAGTAGCCACCATACCTGTCCTCGATAACATTGTCACCAACAGGCATGCCGATAACATCAGCGATGTACTGCTGTTGTTCTGTAGTCTCAACGATGTGAGAACAATACATGTCACGCAGCATGAGAATCAAGTCACCGACATTGGTGTATGGCTTGCCGCCACTGTGAATGTTGAGCAAGTCATAGAGGATAGCCAACTGTACACCTGTGCGACCATGACCACCAGCGCACTGCACTGATATGTTCTTGAGTTCAAGGTCAACGATGTCATGTGCAAGTGCATACCAAAACTTAGGGCCGACTTTGGGAATGCCGAAGTCGGGGAAGTCAAGGGCGATGATTGGTGGTGGGGTGAGTGGCTTGCCAACATACTCACCACAAGTGAAACCATCGGGTACAACAGTACGGTCATTAGACTTGAGGGAATAGACAAGTGTCTCATCCGGCCCCATCGCAAGGTCGGGGATGAAGTCCATCTTGTGCCAACCACCACTGCGGTTCTTGCCACCAGCATACACGTTGATGCCTGTGTCAGTAGTAAACACAAGCGGCTGCCCTGTGTGGCAAGGTGGCTTAGGTGTGTAGTTCCACTTTGGTTTGGTCTTAGTAACCGTGAAGTTACTTGGGTTGTAGTTACTCTTCTTCTTGTCCGTCTTCTTGTCTGTCATCTTGCTCGCCTCTCTCTTTTGTCTTCTTGTCAATTTCTTTCTCTTACCCATATCACTCATCTCCATTTACAATCTTGTAGTGTTGAAGTAGTTGTTCTGTATTCAGTAGTGTAAGTATGTTAGCACTTACATGCATAGCCTTGTCACTCAGTACCACTTCATCATCCATCAATCCCTTGATGTATTTTGAGAACCCAATGCTTTCGATACCATCCTTGATAGACTCATGGTATATGTTCAATGTGTTTACGATTTGGTCTTGAGTTGATGGTGGTGATTCCTTCTCTTCAACAGGTAGTGTCATGCAATACTGTGGTGGTGGTACAGGTAGTGAAACATTGTTGGTCATCTCCTGCATTGTCTTTTGCATAAGTTCAGACTTGTAACTTGCACACTGACCACAGCCAGCAACACCACATGGGATGAATGTATCAAGGTGATGTGCTTGACCATACTTACCCTTCGGATGTCTGTACGCACCATCAAGATGAAGGGTAGCAACTTGCAGTAGTGGGTAACCATCATTGAGTGCGAGTGGATTGTCACGAAGGTAATTGATACCAAAAGCCATCATAGCATCGTACTCATCGAAGACATCTGTTACATCAATACCTTCCTTGCGATACTTGGTCTGAGTCAGTACATCAATGGCAGCGTAGTACACATTGAAGAAGTAACGTGGTTGAATGGTGACAGACTTCTTGCCTGTACCCCAATCAAGTGCCATCTCTTTCATGAATTTGTTGAAGAAGCAACCGTTGTTGTGTACTGCATGTTCCAAGTCATTGATTGCACCAACCAAGTCCTGTAGTTTCTCAGCACTTGGGTCAATCATGAACCTCTCGATGCATGTGAGAGCAAACTTACCGAGTCCGGTAGCCTTGCCGTAAGCCTTACCACCGTAGCCACTCGACCACTCAAGGTCATAGATGTCAATGAGTACATTGAACAAGCCATGCATAGACTCTGTGTTGAGAGGGAAATTCTCGATAGCCATATAGAAAGATTGTCTGCTGTGTGGTAGT